TGCCTCCACCAGCCGCACCACCATACAAAACATCAGTCTCAGAAGCGGCAAGAAAGTCAGTTTGTGGGCCATCGTTGGGCCTAAAGATGACATTCTCTTCTGCGACAGTCCTCAACGCCTTGGGCAAATCGTCAGTCGTTGTTGTTGTTATTTTCCCTTCGGCTTTTGCCTCAGTTCCTTCTAATTTGTTTAAAGTACTTTTAGAAGTGTCGAGTGACCGTTTATAGTTTTCAAGTTTGGTGCGAGCCTGCGCTAACCGTTTTTCTTTCTTTCGTACTGTTTTTCTTGCTTCAATTTGGGCCTTGGTTTTGGAGTGGTAGTTGTAGCCTCGACCGGACGAACCTTTGGGCCTGCCAGTTTTCTTACGAGGTGTTCCATCCTTTTTGAGTATAAAATCCCCGTTGTCGTCTCGCATATACGCATCAGGGTTAGTCTCCCAATCATTCATATCGGTCTACAATCTTCTTCAAGCCCATATGAGATATAGTTCTATTTGTATCATACTCCAACCAAGTAGCCGCTTCACGTAAAGATAAAACTTTATTTTTGACCAGCGGCACAATTTTATTGAGGGCTTTAAGTTCTACCTCAACTTCTTCTAGATGTTCACCATCTTCCATTAGTTTATAGCCAAATGGGATGGTACTACTACTACGCCTCTTCATATTGACCCTCTATAACTACTTCTTGTTTTGCTGGTAGTATAAAGAGGCCATTAGAGTTTTGCAAGTTTACATCTAGTTTGTCTGTCTTAGCAAGCCCCACACGGTCTAGGACTGTCTGAGCGGCCTGTAGACGGACGTTAGCTTGAGGTATGGGGTTATCACTGTCCATTACCTCAACGAGCTTCAGAGCGGCTTTAGGGGCGCTTTGGGCTAATATACTTTCAGCTAGTTCAATTATTTCTGTTTTAAGGGATTTAACTACGGACGTATATGAACCTTCAGCGTACCCCGCAAGCTCTGCGGCTTTTTTAGCATCACCATTACAAGACATAAGATTGTCTAGGAATGATTGTTGTTTTATAGTTAATTCTTTATTCATAACTATATATTATATAGGTGATATCGGCTTTTGTCAACAACAATATATGTAGATTTGTGGTAATAGTTGGCAGAAGTCTTGACAAAATAAGTTTTCAAGTATATAATAGACTATGTAGCCCACCGGGTACATATAGTCACAGGCCCTCTTTAAAGCCTTTGAAGTGGGGCGACAAACTGGTTGACATTCAGAAACTTCTAAATTGTGCGTGAATGAGTATATATATACGGGAGGGGGTATGGGCACCTGCACACCCCTACACGCCTCTGAAGACTTTGAAAGTCTTGCCGGGACTCTACCAGCCTTCTCATAGTATTTAAAAAATCTTTAAAGATTTTTCAAGGCCCCCTCCAGAGATTTTCTAGTTTACGAAACTAGAAGGACTTAAAAATCTATGAAAATTTTTAGAGTTCTAAAAGAACTCTAGAGATTTCAAAGACCTACCAAAAAATACTTACAGTATTATTTGACTCTCCGAAGAATCTCCTAAGCCTACGCAAGATCGCGTCACACACTCTGTCACAACCGCATAATGCAAGGGACAGCAGTTGACAATTTCAGCGATCCATGCCCTTAATGGAATGGCTATGGCGAGACAGCCTAGCGACAATTCACTTTCACAGGGCTAAGCCCCACGGAGATACATATGAGCAATTCAGCCATCCAGTTCGACGCTACTGCTAATGCAACCGTCAAGCAAATCTATATGATTGGCCGTCATTTTTCCAACATTCTTGGTGAAACTCCTTCGGAGGTCTACGGACTGACCAAGCGTTTTCCTGCCGCAATGATGCGATGGAATGCTGAGCATGATGAGACGCCTATTACTATGGGTGACATCGACACTTGGAAGAACGGCAAAGAAGTGCCACTCAAGTTTATAAAACTTGTCACCGGCAAAAAGCCTGACGCTAAAAAATCTAAGGCGGCTCCGAAGCCCAAGGCAACACCCAAGCCCAAGGCGAAGGCACCCGCTAAAACTAAGGCGGCACCCAAGCCATCGGAGATGCCACTTGGCGACTTCAAGGATCACTTCGAGAAAATCACTGGTAGAGTCTATCGACTCGAACAAGCCAGCGAGGAACACGGCAAGCGGTTAGCTACGCTAGATGCCAAGCTCGATGTAATCATGGCGTACATCACGGAAGAGCCTGACAGCGAGTAATACTATATCGCCCCGGCTTCGGCTGGGGCTTTCAATTCCTTTCTCACACACACAGGATAAATATTATGAGCATCGTACACAAGCAGGATCAGGATAATTTATTGGCGCTTGCAGACGCTATTACTAATCCCACCGAAGGTCAGCTAGTAATCAGCGACCCAATAATATGTAAAACGTGCGCTTATTATATTGGAAGCTGGTGCCTAGAATGGATGGGTAACGAATGGCTCCCTCAACCTTATGATAGATATACAGAGTATATGGCTACCGAAGAACAGGCCAAACAAATTTTAGAATGCTGGGAGGCATAATATTATGAACACACGATACAGCTCACCAGAGTGGAAAGAATTAGAGCGCATCCAAAACAGCCCACGTTATCAGGATGTAGATATATTAACTATCACGGGCCTTATGGACGATGAGCAATTCAAAGCCCATGTCGAGCGATATAGAAAATATGCGGAGGAAGATCAGTGAATAGTATTACAGTCGAAATCAAAAACAAATATGGGGTAGATTATATCTATCCCGTTTGTCCCAAGGCTCAAGACTTTGCAGATATTGCAAATACTAAAACTCTAACGCCTTATGTAATAAGTGTAATTAAAAATTTAGGATTCAAAGTTCTCGTTAAACCCAGCACTCCAAAGGAGCTATAAAGATGACACACTCTGAAGCCAAGTATAAAGAATCACGCCTGATGATCTTTGCAGGCTGTTATATTTTTACTGTCGTTGCCGTAGTACTTATTGCTATTTAGTTTATACAATACAGAGTCTTTAAAGCCCTTGAAGAATGAAAGGGCTTTAAAGATCTCTGAACTGAGGAAACCGTATGAGTGGCGAGGAAATGTCCAGACAAGATGTTATAGATTTTATTATGAATCGTCTTGATGTAGCGTTGAAAAACATCGACCAAGTTATTGATAGTACAATAGATCCTGCTGACGAATATAAATTATTTGAAGCGGTTGAGTGTTTACTTGAATTGAAAAATTGTTGTGATGATGATGAGGAATAATATTATGAAGATAGCTAAGATTGGTGCGACCTGTTCCGAATGCCACAAGTCTCATGTCGTTAGAGTTTATGCGGTAGACTACGACAATTATATAATTAATCGTGAGCTTGTACAAAACGTGTGGCCTGATATGACGCCTGACGAGCGTGAGATTATTATTAATAGTCAGGTCGGTGGGCCATATTATTGTTCTCCCTGCTGGGATAAATTATTTGAAGAGGACGATAAATACGATGAAGATCTCTGGCCTGAAGATACCGGCAAAGATAATTGGAGAACCGAAGGCCCCTACTGTTAGGAGAATAGTATTATGAAAACTTACATCCATGTTAATCAACACAAGATTCGTGCTAATAAAAAACATGGTACGGATGAGCCTGTTATTACTATAAAGCGAGGCAAATCAAATACTTATTGTCACGAGGTCAGCATAAATGGGCCTTCAGTTTTACGGTACAGTGGCAACGGTAAACCTATATTATCTTGTGGTGCAAGAGTCGTGATCGAAACCGAATCAGATGTGGAGATAGTTAAATGAAATATGCAAACGAGTGTAATCACCCTGAAGAAGACTATCTATTTACTATGGAGGTCGATGGTCAGATGTGTGATATATGGTATTTTAGGCATAGCCTTGGTGATGAGAATGAATTTTGTTTGCGTTATGGCAACGAAGATCACGAGTATAAAAGTAGTTGGGATTGTAGTTTAATTGAAAGAATTATTTCTCGCCGTACTAGATACTTGGAAGACGAGAACGAGCAGAGAAATATTGACCAGCTAATAGAACTAAGAACAAAATTAAAAGACGTTGGCTTCTGGGACATCGGTTGGAGCCTAGACCCCGAAATAACTGAAGTTTCTATATCTTAAATACTTCAGGACTTTAAAGCCCTTGAACAAGGTGAAAGGGCTTTAAAGATCCTTTCGTAAAAGCGGCGGGGCTGTCCTGTCGCATCATCACTTGGAGATATATTATGTACGAAGATACAAACACACCATCGCTTGAGTATTATACTATAAATTCTGGTGAAGCCCCACAGCCATTTAATTTTAGAGGTAGGGGATCAACTTGGAGAGATAAATTTGAAAGCATGAAGCCGGGACAATGGTTTATTGTTTCTCAAAAGGATGCTCAGAAAACACAAGCCGCCGCCGCAGACCACCTTAAAGGACGATATTCTTTTTATAAAATTAATGATGACCGTGATTTTTGTTTATTAAAAATTCGATGAGGGGGCTGTGAAGAATGTCACATACTGATTTTTTATTTACTTCTTGTCTTACGGACGATCATCCTGTAGTAATTAAACTGCCACTAACATTAGAGGAGATGGATGCTTGGCAAAAAGGTAGACTATCAGCCGGTGAAGCTATGCCGCGACTGTCTGTTCAAGAGTTAGACTTAATACAGGGACGTTTATCGCCCTTGAATTTCAACGCTGAGAGGTAATTATGTATTCTGTTCATGCAAAAGCGATCCAAGATTACGCAAAAGAATCTAGTGATAATCTAGTTAATGTAATTACTATGGTGGTCTTGAGCATTCAACAACCTTGGATAGCTGTCGGAGATCAGATGGCTGATGTTAAACAACATGGGATTAATTCTAAATTCCTTTGGGGTAACAAGCGGAGAGCCTATGGATATATAACTAAACGTAAGGACTTCATCCACAATCAATATCTTGCAGTTATAAACTCAAGTAAATCCGACACCGAAAAAGCATATTCGCTGATGAAAATATTTCTTCGTGTTGACGGGCTTGGTATGGTGAAGGCTGGTTTTGTTTGTCAATTATCAGCAGGCTTAGTAGGTTGTATTGACCTTCATAACATTAGGCTGTATGGTATTGATGAAAAGATTTTAAAGTTACCAAAGTCTTTGAAGTCTCAAGATAAAAGAGATGAGAAGATAAACAAGTATATATCTATATGTCACAATATAGGTACTGAAAATCTTTGGAATACTTGGTGTGACTATTTATCTACTAAGAGTTCAAAGTGGTCTGATGGCTTTGAAGTTTCTAAAGTTCATTACGACTATTTGATGCGGTAAAACTTAAACTACTTGGAGAAAACCATGAATAATGTAACGCCTATTTTTGCTACTCGTCCTACTAGTCTTTTTGAAAAAGATTATGGTGATGCTGGTTTTGATGTGGCAAGTGTACCGTTGATGTATTTTAATGAGGCCGGTGAATGGCATCATTCTTCTAAGGTTGCTGTCGTGCGTACAGATACTATGCAAGAGCTTGGTGTTCACGGTCAGAAGTATAAGCCAGTAGCACCAAAGACTTTGATCGACGCACAACGTGCAATTATTATGCGGAGCGCCCTCAATACTGAAGGCATTACTGAGACTATTGCAACGAGCCACAACGGGTCTAGAACCTTCGTGCGGTATACACTACCTAATCATAACTATACTACACCAGACGGCGATACAGCCACTCTGGAGCTACTTGGTACTACATCCTTTGATAGTAGCTTCCCGTTTATTATGTCGGCTGGAGCAAGGCAGGCGGCTTGTTTGAATGGTCAGGTTTTTACTAGTGGTACTGCGGCTATCTTCAAGGCGCGTCATACTATCAACCTTGACATCAACCATGCCTCTCGTGTTATAGTCCGGTGTCTTGAAGTGTTCGACAGGGAGCGAGACTTGTGGCGAGAGATGTTCAATACATCTGTTACTGATAAGCAAGCTATGTATGTGTTTGCTGAAGCCGCCAACTGTTTAGATCTTGTACAGGCCGCAGTGCATGAAAGCGGTGTGTCATGGTCAGCAGTGTTTGATAAGTTACCGCGATTCAATAGCGCATTAACTTATCTTGCCAAGGCTTGGGGTGAGTATTCTCAGAAGCTAGGCCAGAATCAGTGGGCTGTATATAATACACTAACTGATTGGTCTACTCATGCTCCAGCACCAACAAAGAAATCAGAAGCCAATATCGCATCCGTTAATACTAAGCGGCAAGATGTTGTACGCCGTGTGGTGAACTCTGATGTCTTCCGTATCGCGGCCTGATAATGTTGATGTTGAATCTCTTGTTCAGCTTTATATTTATCTCAAGCCTAATCCTGATTATGGGGGCTTGGCCCAGAAGCTGAGAGAGTTAAACTTCTCTGCATCAGAGATCTTCAATGTCCTTCATAGAGTTCGTGAAGGCTACTACTAAAAACTATAGCGTCCTTCGGGGCGCTTTTTGTTTGGTGACTGTATGAAACAGCGACAAGAAAAAATGATTAATACTCATAGGCTAGTCAGGTCAGCAATGAATGACGAGGACTACTGTTCTTTTATTCTTGATTGCTTGCATAAAGAACAAAGCGAATGGTCTATGCAAGACTTAAATAAATTCTGGGACGATGCCGCCAATTCTGGTGACACCGTTGAAGAATGGATCAACAACCATAGAGGAAAGTAATATGTACTATGTAACCCCCTACGAAAACAACAGTGGCGGTATGGTTATTTGGCGACACGTTAAAAGACTAAAAGATTTCAAAGCCGATGAAGGCGTTGAGTATCTGGTCGCTAAGAATAAAAAAGAAATGAAGATTGATGTGGGTAGCTCGTTGCCAATCTATATTGGATTGAACGGTGAGCTAAAGAAGTGCAGTAGCTATGCACTTTATTTATTTTAGGAGATTATGATGAGACTGACTAAACCCCAGCAAGAATCACTCAAAAGAAAATGGATGTTCTGGAATGAAAACGAAAGCTATTTAAAATTTAGGCGAGATGTTCAAGAAGTATTTATGGGGGAAGGTGCCGTCTGTGTGCGGTGGAATGGTATGTGGTTAGTTATAGAGTCGGATGGTTACACACATTCTTAGGGGAATATTATGGTTATGAATACTATAGAACTAATGCACCACTGGAGAAAACATACCAGAAGTGCTAAGGCTGGCTCTCTAATCGGCGCTAGAAAGTATAAGAAAATGTTTGGCGAGACTGCAAATATTGTCGGATACTTTGAAGGTAAAGCGCAAGCACAAACAGAAGCCATAAGGATAATTGAACATATGATTGAATATCAGGAGATGTTTTATGGGGACGGCTAGTATGTATGGCAATCAAGTCATGGAAGCAGAGCTTGATTCTGATTGGATGACAACGGATGTTTTGATTGAGTTTGTACATCATGGTGACGAGGAGAATTTAGTTGAAATTGTTTCAGTTAAATCGCATGGAGTTGATATCACTAGTTGGGTCAACATGGATTATATGTTTGATCTTGTTCGTGATTTTATAGCAGAGGCTGACTATCACTGGACAGATCATGGAGATCAAGTATGATAGATTATAATGAGATACCTAAAGAGTTTTACAGGCTAGAGTATCAATCAGATATTCATGTAGCTACAGATCACTGGGAAAAAGGTAATGCTTATGAGTCAGAGACAGGCGCACAATCAGCCCTACTATCACATATAAATACGTATCCCTTTCTTCCTGTTCGTGTCACCCGTGTTGTTATTTTTGAAGATACAGAAACATTAGGACGGTACCTACCATGAATATCTTTTACCGTAGTAAGTGTCCACGCAAGGCCGCACAAAGTTTATGCGATCAACACGTTGTCAAGATGCCGCTAGAGACTGCACAAATATTATCTACGGCACACCGATACCTTGATGGTAATCTTATCGAAGGTCGCAGTGAGTCAGGCCGTAAGGCTAAACGCTGGGTGCTTGATAATCACGACGATAAATTTTATCTTGCGGCTCATGTCAATCATCCTAGCACTGTGTGGGCTAGACAAAGTAAAGAACATTACGAATGGTTGTACGAACACTTTGAAGCACTCAGTTTAGAATTTGAAAGACGCTTCAAGCACAACCACAAAAGCTGGAATAAGTTAAAGTTCTTTACGAGCAAGGCTCCACAAAACATTGAAAGCTCTGGGTTTATTGACCCGCCTCAGTGTATGCCAGATGAGTTCAAAGATCCTAACACTGTGACAGCATACAATAAATATTATGAGTTTAAGTTCTTTGATTGGCTACAAAAAGGGAGGCCCATGCGATGGACGAAAGAGGCCGTATGAAAAAATTCTTTTTTCTTTTGAGGAATTCTCCTGAGTATTTAGGTGCATTAGTTATGGTGACTTTCTTTTCTCTTGGTATTATAATCGGGCAGTATCTCAAAGACGGAGGATATCTATGAGTATTGATGAAGCAACTCCAGAGCAGTGGAACAGTGTACCAAAAGCTAAGACAGCTTATGGAAAACTTTATCACCCGGAAGATAAACATGATGTGGTAAATAAACCAGATCATTATAACAAGGGGGCCATTGAAGCCATCCAAGCTATCAGAGCTTCAATGCACCCACAAGAATTCAAAGGATATCTCAAGGGCAACTGCTTGAAATACCTTTGGAGGTACGAGTACAAGAACGGCATAGAAGATCTCAAGAAAGCACAAGTCTATTTGGGCTGGTTAATAAAGGAGCTAGAGAGTGATTGATGATACTATTGTATCAGACGAAGGTAAAGAATATTCGGTTGAAGAAATTAAACACAGCAATCGAATCATCAAGAGTGCAACACCTAAAGGAACTTTAGATTGGCACCTTAAATGGATCGCTAGTATCTGGTTACTTGTTGCTATCTCTTTAAGAAGTACTGGAGTGCCAGAGTTACAAGTGTATGATATGCTTTTAAGTTTTGCTGGAACTTCTTTATGGGCTGTCGTAGGATTTATGTGGCGTGATCGTGCGCTGATAATGATTAATACTATTGCGGCAGTAATGTTACTAGGCGGTTTAGTCGGAAAGATATTTGGAGCTTAACATGACATTCGATGAGTATCAAGCACGAGCAGGAACAACAGCTTTATATCAAGACAAGTTTTATCCTATCGCATCTTTGATGGTAGAGTCAGCAGAGTTATCTGATCTTTTTATCAAGCCTATGTTGCGCGGAGACAACAAACAAATAGATAGGCATGATATAGTTTCAGAAGCCGGTGATGTACTCTGGAATCTTGCAATGCTTTTAAGAGATAATGGGGTTGACTTTTCTGAAGTTGCACAGTACAATCTGTCGAAGCTCCAGAGTCGTGCGGAGCGTGGAGTGATTCAAGGATCAGGAGGTGATCGTTGAAAGTAATACAAGGCAACTTCAATAAAGACAAGTCAAAGTCTTTAAATGAAAAGCTTACTGAAGGTCTTACGAAATTAGAAGATTCTTCTGGTGAAGAAACTTTAAGATATCCTTTTATTCTTATTGTTGATACAGGAGAAGACCTAAGAGTAGTATCTGATATAGAGATGGAAAAGTTTAATCTCTTATTAGATCTTGTAAAGATGACCATCCTATCAGGGGATTATGATTAATGGATGATGAAGTCTTTAATGTTGAGGATGCTCTTTGTCGTGCTTTTGTGATGGGCTTAGGTACTGGCCTGCCGTCATCAGAGACGATGAAGAATATGCTCAGTTGGATTAATCTTACGTCAAAAAAGGAGGGAGTTACTTTGACTGAAGATTATGTTTGTAGTTGTATACCGCGTTATATCACCTTTCTATTTAACAAATCTTAGGAGATTTATTTATGGCACTTGTTGAAGGCGTTGCATATTGGGCTTCAGTTACTACACCGAATACAACTTATACTCCGGTGTACACTGTGAACCTTGTTGTTGATGAAGAAATTGCTAATGACTTTAGGTCGCGTGGTTTCACCGTCAAGGATATGGAAGAAGGCTCAGCACTTCTTATCAAGCGTAAAGTTAATGGGCCAAACGGCATGATCCGTTCAGCACCAAAGCTCTTAGACAAGCACAAGCAACCGATGAACGTAGCAGTTGGTAATGGCTCAAAGGTTAAGGTGCAGTATAAAGAGTGGGAAACTACTTGGAATGGTACTCAATATAAGGGCCTCGACTTTCAGGCTATGCAAGTCTTAGAGCTTGTAGAGTATGCTAGTCCTGATGGCGCTGAGTTCGATGTTGAGGACGATGATGGAGATGAATTGTAATGTGGAGATATACACACGAGGATAAAACCTATGATGTGGCTTTGTTGTCTGATGAAGGTCAGGCAACATTCCAACTCTTAGCGACTGTCCAAAGCCGTATTGATGGTTTTCAATCTGATCTTACTATTGCTCAAGCGGCGGCAGTCGCATTGCACCAGAAGATGCAAGAATATTTACAGGACATTGCTATTGTCGAGGACGATGAAACGGAGGAATAAACATGGGCGACTTTGTGGCCTATCAAAAACCTTGTCCAAGTTGCGGAGGCAGTGATCCTGTCTCCGTAAACGAAAACGGTTCTGCAAAGTGCTTCAGTTGTGGAACCTTTTTTAAAGATTATGAATCTGCAATGGGAGGCAATGTGGCAGACTTCAATAGTTTCAAAAGATCTAACGACAACAATTCATTCCATGATACACAAAGTGTATTTTATCATGCACTAAGTGACCGATCAATCTCACTAGATACTGCAAAGAAATATGGCGTCCGATCAGTTAAAGACGAGTCGGGCAAGATCATCGAACATCACTACCCAGCGTACATAAACAATGAAGAAGTCGCTACTAAAATTCGTAGAGAAAATAAAACATTTACTTGGTCAGGCTCACCCAAGGGAACTGGCCTTTTTGGTCAGCAGATTGCACAGACGGGCGGCAAATATATTACGATCACTGAAGGTGAGTGTGATGCTATGGCGGCATACGAACTTCTGGGGAGTAAATGGCCGGTTGTATCTGTTAAGAATGGAGCGCAGGGTGCAGTCAAAGACGTTCAAGAAAATCTTGAATTCCTTGAATCGTTTGATACGGTGGTTATTTCTTTCGACAACGACAAGCCCGGAAGAGATGCCGCAAAAAAGGTTGCGCGTATTATCAAGCCGGGAAAAGCTAAAATCCTTAATCTACCGGCAGACTTCAAAGACCCTAACGAGATGCTCAAGTTGGGTCACCACAAAGCTTACGTCACTGCGTGGTGGGCTTCAAAGCTTTATACGCCGTCTGGAATTCTAAACGTCAGTGAAGAGCGTGAGAACTACAAGAAGCGTGAGAAGAAAGAATCAATACCTTACCCTTGGCATGGTCTTAACGACAAGCTTGAAGGACTACGGCAGAAAGAACTAATTACTCTAACGGGCGGTACAGGTCTTGGTAAGTCTAGTGTGACGAGAGAGCTTCAGCACTGGTTAATTACTAATACTAATGATCGTGTTGGTGTGATAGCACTTGAAGAAGATTGGAGGCGTACAGTTGATGGCATCCTTTCTATTGAAGCCAATGATCGCCTACACATTGATAGCGTCAGAGCCAAGTACAGCGAAGAAGAACTAGATAATTTCTTCAATGTCCTCTATGGCGGCAACAACGAGAATAGAGTTTACATCCATGCCCACCTTGGGATGAATGATGTTGATAGCGTCTTTAGCAAACTACGCTTCATGGCGATGGGCCTTGAGTGTAAGTGGATTATCTTTGACCACTTGCATATGCTACTTTCTATGACCACTGATGGCGACGAGCGCCGTAACATTGATTCTATTATGCACAACTTCAGAACGCTAGTAGAAGAGACAGGCGTAGGGTTAATCCTTGTATCACACCTTAGAAGGGTTGATGGTAATCGCGGTCACGAGAACGGTATAGAAGTAAATCTCAGCCACATGAGAGGATCGCAAAGTATCGCACAGCTATCTGATTCAGTAATATCCTTGGAGCGCAACCAGCAGGCCGAAGATCCTATTGAAGCCAGTACTACTAGGGTGCG